GAAGATCACTCAACATCAATTACAGAGTATTATACGGTTTATTTGGTACGATTAAGTATTTAGGTTTTATTAATTAGCATAGGTTAAATTCATCAGATGAATCAAACAAAAACATATGATCCGTGATTGGGTAATCTAATTTCTTCTGGCTTTTTAATGGCGGTATGTCCGTCACCCCCCTTTCAGGGCACCCAGCGGGATCCTCTATTATCAGATTGGTAATGTGTTTGTCGCGTATTATTCTTTCTATTACAGTGCATCGTCTTACTAATTGTTGAATGTTTTCTTTTTCCCACGTAGAGCCAGTCGTGTGATTAGTAGCTGTATACATTTCTTGAGGGGATTCAGGGGCAGTTATCCAGAAATGAGTAGCTGCGAGAGGTACAGAAGCTCCTTTGACCTCTACAGTACAGTTGTATTTGTCCAGTATCCTTAGCAACTTAGCAAAGGGGACTTGATCAGGCCGGAAGTCATCGAAGATAACGTGTGTCTGGCCTTCGTAACCTTCCCAGAACCTTCCAGTGTTAGGGAAGATATACGGGTTAACAGCTTCAGCGTGAGCACGGTGTGATTTGCCAGCACCAGTAGCACCAAAGTACCAGTTGACAGTTGGTGTTTGTTCAGGACGATGTTTGATTTGAGCAAAGATTGCTTGTTTTATCCCTTGAGTGTAATGGATGGTTGCGACAGGGTGATTATCTAGGACTTCAGCAAACTTGGCACCAGTTTTGATGAGAGCATAGACAGACTCGAGATCGTTACGTTTTCCTTGAGCAGGTGGAGTACCAAATTCGAACCAGTCACCTTCTTTTTTACAGTAGGTGATAGAAGCAGGAACGGAGTGGGCAGCTTCCCAATGACAAGTAGGATGTAGCTTCTTCACAGCAGCGAGTCTTTTTTGAGTAGCGAAGACTATAACACCTTGCAGGTGTTTCTGACCAGTGGTAGGAGCAGTTTCGCGGCCATAGCAGAGATAGGTAGACTCCATAATGTTCCAGAGATCTTCCAGGCATTCGTTGTCAGTAAAGCACCAGGACTTAGAGGAGGCAGGCATGTTGTAATTTAGGTTTGTAATTAAAGTGATCTTGTAATACTA